TCACGGTGCAAAAGTGCAGCACTCGGTGTGAAATGGGCGTGGAATGGAATAACGGGGCATATTAAATGGGCATGGGATGAGATATCAAAGATAGTCACTGACAAACTAGGTTGGGTAGGGGGCAAGATAAGCGAAGGGTGGAATTTTATAAAGGAAGGGACAGAAAAAATATTCAAAGGCATGATTAACGGGATAATCGATCAATTAAATAATGGCATGTCCGCATTTATAGGATTTATCAACTTCTTTGCAACGAAACTGAATGACCTTCATAAAAGCCTAGTCGGGACACCGGGTACCATTCCAATACTGACCGCTCCAAAGATACCGCATTATGCACAGGGAACAGGCTCACACCCTGGGGGTCTTATGGTCACAGGTGAAGAAGGTCCTGAGCTTACGTGGGCACCTCCCGGGACAAAAGTGGTACGTCACAAGGAAACCATGCAGATCATCGCGGCTATGATTGGCGGCAAGATCCCGGGCTATGCTGAAGGCATTGGTGATCTAGGGAGTCAGGTCCTGTCATGGATAGGCGGCGGAGCAAAGAGCATCCTTGACAACCTGATAAGCATGTTCCACATCAGCTCTCCTTCCATTCTAGGAATACCAGATCTTGGGAGCAGCATCTTCAACAAGGTCAAAGATTGGGCTCTCTCTTTTATCGATGGCATTCTCCCCAAGTTCAACTTTGGAGGCCAATCGGTCAATATTCCAGGCAACGTGCAAAGTTGGATTGAAGCAGCGATGGCTCTTACGGGAGTAGCTGGCAATTGGGCGGGACCTCTCGGCACTATCGCTATGCATGAATCAGGTGGACGAAGCGACGCAATAAATCTTACAGACATTAATGCTCAACAAGGACATCCATCGCAAGGCCTGTTTCAGATGATACCGTCCACTTTTGCAGCACATGAGCTTGCAGGTCATACCAACATACTCAATCCTATAGATAATGCTGCTTCAGCTATAGGATACATCAAGGGTAGATATGGAGATGTATTTCATGTTCCAGGTATCATGTCTCTCAATTCGGGCGGGTCATACGTAGGGTATGCGAATGGTGGCGTGATTGATGAGCCGATAGCTGGCATGGGACTGCGGACAGGGACGAGGTACGGTTTTGGAGAGAGAGGCCGCGAGTTAGTGACCCCATACATTCCAAGTGGCGTCAATCTTGCACAGCAGAGATATCATCCACCTGCACCTGCTACCGACAACCGACCGATCTATCTCCAGATGGATGGTAGAACGTTCGCTAGGCTCTATATGCCATATCATGTTGAGGGCATTCGTGGGAAGGTAAGTGTGAATATCTAATGCAATACCTTTCTACTATCTTCAATGACACGCCCAGTAACTATTTTCGCATGGGAGAATTGACAGGTACTTTAGCACGCGATGAGATTGCCAATAAATATACAGGGACACTGAATGGGGGAATCACGTTGGGTCAAACCGGAGCTATCCCCAACTATAATGATACGGCTATGCTGTTCGATGGAACGAGCGGATTTATCGATCTTCCCTCCTCAGTAGTGCAAGGCTCCATCATCACCATTGAAACGTGGTTTAACCTCTCTAATGTCTCATTCGCGGCATACCCCAGGCCGATAGCGAATGACAATGTATCTTCGAGTAAGCAAGGCATAGAACTGGGAATTGATGCGTCTGGGACTGGTGTCTTTGCGAACCTTGGGTTTAGTAGTTCCTACACCGATCTAGGCTATAGCACTCAGCTCATAGCGGGCGTCTGGTATCATCTGGCAGTCACTTACGACGGCGCGACAGGAATCCTCTACCTCAATGGTGTCCCTGTGGTGACTACTGCTATCAATCTTGCGCTTGTAGCAGGTGCCTATGCTTTCAATATTGGCAACAACCCGGCCTATAATGGCGATTTCTTTCCCGGGCTGCAAGATGAGCTTGCTATCTACAATTACGCTCTCACGCCTGCTCAAATCGCGAATCACTATGCTGCAGGCATCAATAATCAGCCAGAAAACTACACAGTACTTATCTCGACTATGCCTGTCTTGGTCGAAGGTGGCACGCTCCAATGCCAGAACACAATCGGCACGGGAGGGCAAGCCTCTTTCACCGCCGAATCTGACTCAAATACACACTTTCAGGACTACCAGCAGAATGCTATCTATGACCAATTTGGGGGCCTAGCTTTCACTGGCTACATCACCACACCGGAGGAAGATCCGAACGGATACAATGACCCGCTAGGCTTCCATGGCACGCTCACACAAAACATTTCTTGCATTGATCAGTCCTGGCTTGCCAATAAACGACGTGTAGCAGCGACTTTCACAAACAAAACCTGTGGATATATCGCGCAATGGCTGCTCGATAATATCTTGAGTCAGGAGGGCGTTGTCAGAGGCCAAATCTACGATGGCCTCACGCCCTCAGATACTCTTTTTCCCTCAGATACGCTCTATCCGGGTGGTAACATCGGGCTCATTCCACAAATCACCTTCAACTACTGCAAAGTATCTGAAGCTCTTAATGCTCTTGCAAAAGCCGCTTCTGACTCTGGAGTGCCGTATTATTGGATGATAGATAAGCTAAAGCGTTTATGGTTTGTCCCCTATACTACAGTCACAAACAGCAATGTGATAGACGGGACCTTTCAGAAGAATATCAAGGTTAAACGCGCTAATCCCAAATACAGAAACCAGCAGACAATCCTTGGCGGTGTAGCCCAGACGGTCACTCAGAACGAGGCACGTAAAGGGGATAGCAATATTGTGGCATTCCCCATGAAATACGATCTCGCAACAGCCCCAACGGTCACGGTCAATTCAGCAGCAAAGACGGTAGGCATCAATGGTGTAGACACTGGAAAAGATTGGTATTGGAACAAAGGATCTAACCTAATAACTCAGGATACTAGCGCAACCAAGCTTACCTCATCCGATACACTTGCAGTGACTTATGTCGGTCAATACCCCAACACCGTCATATCCCAGAATGCCTCTCAGGTAGCAATTAGGGCAGCTAGGGACGGCACAAGCGGGATAGTTGAGGACGTAGAGAATAACGATTCGCTCAACGATGCTAATAGCGCTCTGCAAGCGGCTTCAGCAGATCTTACACTCTACGGTCAAGACGGCGTACAGCTCACATTCGACACTATGCAGTCAGGCTACGCGGCCGGTCAACTTACTCCGGTCAATATGCCATGGCACAATATTAACGATAATCTCTTAATAGAGAGTGTAGTCGCTGGTGATCAAATTGACAATTATAATATCTATTATAGTGTCACAGCAGTTTTAGGGCCTTATGATGTCATGTGGGAGGATTATTATTCAAAGTTACATAACACACCTGATATAGCAAATAACATCAATGTAGGCACAAGTACGTCAGTGAACATTCTTGAGCAATTCACTGCAACGGATACAGCAACGGCTAATGTGAATATCACAGCATATACTGGACCTGTGCCATCTAATACGTTATTCCCATCGAATACGCTTTTTCCGTGCTAAGGAGGGTTTTGCGTGCCTGTAGTAACTCTAACATTGACTGACGTTGGTAGAAACTTACGTCGAGATGCTTTGAAGGGGACTGATAGCTGCAAGGTCCTATATTGGGCGATTGGCTCCGGGACATCTACACCTACAAACCTTCAGACAAAACTTGACGTTGAGACCTTCAGAAAGGCGGTATCCTCTTTTTCAAATGGAGTTGCAGTAGGGGAGGCGCTAATCAATGTCTACATCGCACCAACCGATGCAGTGGGGGCAAATATCCAGGAGGTCGGTGTCTTCGCTGGCAATGCAGCAAAAAGTACAGCGAATAGCGGTGTGATGCTAGGTCGGGCTTTATGGGCCCATAACCCTAAGACAAACTTAGAGAGTATAACGCTAGCTTTAGATATAACTGTCTAGATAGGAGGTGTGTCATAGGGCAATACACACAAATTGGGCCTTTCAACCAAGGGGGTTCTCCGCCCTTAAACAAGACGTTATTCGATGGAATAGAGACTGCCATCATAAACGGAGGCATGATCTACTTCCTGAGCACGCCCTACCATTTGACCACCAACCCAACGGTCAACTCAGGTAGCACAACCAATCTCACCTGCACAGGCGTTGGTGGCATTCCGTCAGGTGCAAAGGCAGTTTGGGTTGCGTGCCAAATTACTTGCTCAGCGGCGGCTACCTCCCTGAATCTGTACCCTACGGGAGGTGCTACAACAGGTTATCCGCAAATTAGCGCTCCCGTTGCATCGCAATTCTTTGAAGTGCCTGTCCTTGTTCCACTGAGTGCAGGTGGACAGTTTACCGTCAAGTCAAACAATGGCAACACAGTCTTACAAGACTGGTATATCTATGCCTACCTCATCTAAACGGTATGGCAAAAAATAGCGATATACCGATGATAAGGAGCAAGAAAGCGATGAAGATGACATTTAGAGCGACTTTGGAACATTTGATAAGCTGAAGCATTAGTATTTTCCCTTTCTTCGATATAGAACGTACAAAGAGGGAAAACGTAATTACACAAGGAATTATCATCGATATCATTGCAAAGACAATGAGCGACATTGTTTAGCGACAAAAGCAGATTAGATACCAGCGAGACTGGCAGTCGGCTTGATCCCTCTAAGAGAGGACAAGCAACATGACAGAGCTGCTTATTCCAGGCAAGCCAATACTAACACCGACGTATGACCATGAGGACCTCCTCGTGGATTACGAAAATTACCACAAGTTGTCGGTCAAGCCTCGTAACTTCGATGACTTCTCAAGGATGTACAGTGCCCGCGAAAATGGGCCAGCGGGACTATGGGAAGTTGTGCAAGTCGATGCAAAGTCAGGGAAAGCAAAGAAGAGGACGTGGAGCTGCCGAACTCTCACAGATAACGGAGCCATCCAAATTCTTACGGCAGCCATCAATAATGCGGTCCCTGCTGCCGTTTTCAATAATCTGTATATCAACAACAATAGCGGTAGCACGACTCTGACGACGGCTCTCACCAATGGACAGACAGGGGTCACTTCATTGGCGGTCGCTG